TTTGCGGTCTCTTGCGAAACTCCCAAGGTGGTTGCACATTGGGATCTGACCACAAGCCCCGTCTGGCTGTCTTGGCCTGTGTCTGAGCGGATTGTAATTGGGTATCGCGTTTGGCATATTGTTCGTACCAGTGAGCCATGCCAGTTTCGACCATCGTCAAACTGGCATCTTTACCACCGATTTCAACTCTCGCCAGCAGTCGTCCGTAACGGTCTTTTTTGCCCGGCTTGACCGTGACAACTTGGCCGAATAACAAGCCTGACATGGCTTGTTTACTAGCTTGCCCGAACGGTTGTTTCAGCTCCGGCGCGTCAATGCCGTCCAGCCTGATTTTGATCGTTTCGTCGGTTCTGACCGTGATCGTGTCACCATCGTAGACAGCTATAACTTTAGCCTCAAACGGTGGTGCGAACGTGAGCAGGAGCGTGGCGAGCGTGGCTAAGATCATTCTAAATCAGCTTTCTGGACTAGTAAAAGGTCGGATACATCAATCCAGGCTGTTTGTTCTCGCATGGACAAAAGAGGCCATTCCAGATCAAGAGCCGCGCGAACCGTTTCGGCATCGCTGGAATCATCGTTTCCAGCCAATTGCAGATCATGAAGTTTGAGCAGGGATGCCAGACAATTGCGAAATTGGTTCGTTAATGCAGGCTTGATCATGTGCCGTTCCCGCTAGGTGGTGCTGGTGTGTCTGTCCACAATTCCAATCCACACGCTGAGATGAACGCATCAAAGCCGGGATCTGGACTGCCTGGCACGGTGATTGGTGCGTTGCCGTCAACAATGATTCCGTTCGGAAACGCAATCGTGATCGGTTCACCGTTGCTATCAATTCCGATATCCGCTTGAAATCCGATCGCCAGAAACCACGCCAGAGCCTGATTCAGACATGTCCGGTTGATTTCATTCGGAGACTGGTAATAGAGGCCACCGTTCGAACCCCACCATTCGTCGCCAGTTGCAACTTCTTTTAGCCGGATTGACGCCTCTGAGAGATTGCCGGATAAGCAATCAGCGAAGGTTTGGCGATAGGCTGGCAGCACGGCGAAATAGATGCGGAGAGGGATTTGAGTCATGACCAGGTGATCCCCCATTTAGCGGCAGTATAGGTCTTCCAGGCTTGATCTTCGGTACCGTTTGACTGGCGTGGCAGGACAACCAGCTCATATATTTGCGAATTGAAGTATGCTGTCGCGTTCGTCAGTCGTCCGATTGCGGCTGTGCCCGTAGCTGGCGTGGATGCAGCCTGTGTCATTATCCCGGTCGCATTTGCCGCAGAACTTGATGTCGTGACGAAGTAATTTCCAGCCGTGTGCGTCCCATCGTAGTTACCAATCACCCCGACCACTGTGCCTGAGGGGACTGGCTGGGCTAGCGATTTTCCGCCTTGCGTGATGCCTGTGCCGACATTGTTTGAGGCGTCAGTGAATACGGTTGAACCGTTTGCCCCGTCCATGTGCAAGAGCAGCGAGGTTTGGGCGAAGTAAGGGTCGGTTGCCGCTGTATCTGGTAGTGCCGCAGCGGGTGGTGTGAATGCTGAGGTGAATCGGGCGTGTTTGGTGATGCGGAGGTCGTCGATGTGACCAAAAAAACCAGATAACCCATTACCCGGCCAAGACCCGATTCCAAGGGCGCGTGAATTCGTGAAATCCATAGCGACACTACTTGACCATTCCTGAACTCCATTCAGATAACATCTTGTTACTCCAGAACTGCGGCAGAATGCAACGTGATACCACTGGCTTAGATTTAGAGCTGTACCTGTACCACCGATAGTTGTGCCATTCCAAAGAGTTAACTTGTTGGTTGTTGATATAAAGAAACTAGCGGCGGTGCTTGGCGACGGCCTAAAATCAAAAATTGTACGGTCTGTCCCTTGACCCCCTGTAATGTAGATCCAGCATTCCGCCGTGTAATCGCCTGTACCAAATCCAAATGCGGAGGTCGCTGCTATGCTCAGATAATCGCCCGACCCATCAAAATAAGCACTGGATCCGCCAGGGAACTTGCTCTGTGCCGTGCTGATTTGAGCGTTACCAACCGCAGTAACTGCCGGCCCAGCGACCATCGCTGCCGTGCTACCGTCAACACCGGCACTAGCGGACGACAACACCGCTCCTGTGGCTGTTGGTTGTTTAATGACGCCGTAAAACGTGTAACCATTTGCGAGTGATGGCAGGCTGGCAACGTCAAAATATTGCGCCAAACCGTTGAAACTCATCATCCCCAGACCATTCAGCCCGTTGATAGGCGTTCGCCAGGTTGGCCGATTGGTGCCGGTTTGCAATGCGTGCCGATTATTGCCGCTCAAATCTCTCCACCCGCCCACTGGCCCGTTGTCGGTTGTGGCTGCCGTGGTCAGTGCGTTGTCGGTGTACAGCGTGTCGCTGCGACTGGCGTCGAGCCAGAGGGCAGGGCTTGCAACGGGAAGGTCAGCACCGTAATTTAAATCGAAGCCGTAACGGGCTCGTAGGTAGGTGTTTAACTTGATCTCTTCGTCCCCCGTCAGTTCACGTTTGCAGACGATGACTTCGGCGATTCGGGAACCGACTGAGCCGTAGTAATTTGCACCAATGCTAAAACCTGGCCCCATTATTGTGTTGCTAGGGCTGGAAGACGGCTGATTTTGGGCGGGAATGTAGGTTGACTTGTGCTTGTACGAGTTAATCGACGAGCCGCAGGAAATCTTTGCAACATTGTAATTTGTGCTGTGAGCACCCCCCGTATTCCAATCGCCGGAGCCGTTACTGAATCGCAGAGAAACGCTTCCGGTTGCCGACAGGTCGCACATATGGGAGATACCGCCAGCCCCGTGGTTTCCGACCATCCACGCACCTCCGTATTGAGTGCGAGTCGGGAGATTCCGCGAAACAACATAATAGCTGAATCCGTCACTGTCGGAGCCTAAAAAGGCCGTGTCATTTATCGAGCGGTGTGTCGCGGTGCCGACTATTCCCGGTGCAAACTCCAGCACGGGCAGCCCATTAATCCCGTTCGCAGCCGTGCGAAACACGCCCCTATTCGCCGCTGCGGGTTGTGCAAGGTGGTTATTATTGGTGCTCTGGTCTGCCCATGTCGCGACACTTTCACCGTCAGTGGATACTGATAGACCGGCGTCAGACTTGTACCAGCCGTAAAGCACGGCGTTGGTGAGTGATAACGGTGTCCAGGGGGCGACGGCGGTTTGTGGGCGATACATGAATTTGGCAGATGGGAGGAAAATCATACGATTGTATCTCCCGTGACGATAAACGTGTTTGTCGCAACTGCTGAAAAGACCCCGATGACAGCGTATTGAGCAGCCGTTTTCAGGCCATTCCGACCATTTAATGTCACACCAGATCCGGCCGCAATCGTTATCTTTCCGGCCCCCGCCTGTAATACGGTCAAGTTAAAGCCTGAACTCAGTCCCGATGGGAACGTAAGTGTCATGTCTACGGCGCTGTTGCACACCAAGATAGCACCGCAAACGCCTTCGGTAACTGTCCAGCTCGCGTCCATTTGCTCACGCTGCGTGCCGCCTCTGCGGATCGGGGCGGAATTGCAACTGATCGAGGTCGTCAAGCAAGCCTCTGAAATCGCCGGGCTTGTAAGCGTCTTGTTTAGCAGCGTTTGCGTGCCCGTCAGCGTGGCAACCGTCGAATCAATTGAAACCACCGGTGCCGTTGTACAGGCTGTGACCGTGATACCCGTGCTGCCCGTGACGGATGTGACCGTGCCACCACCACTACCGGAGATACTAAGGATCCCAGTCGCAGGATCAATCACCACGCCTGACCCTTGCCTGACACCGCCCAAAGTGCTAGTCGTGGCAATCGGCAGCATGTACGACCCGCCCGCTGTGATGGCGACATTTGTAACTCCGGTGATCCGTCCGTAAGTGTCAACTGTGACCTGCGGAACCGTTGTCGCTGATCCGTAGGTTCCAGCCGTGGCACCGCTTGTGGCCAGCGTCAATGTCCGACTTGCATTAAGAGCACCGCCGCCCGTCAAGCCTGTGCCGGTTGCAATTGTTGTGGCCTGCAAGGCGTAAGTCGAGGCCACCGTACTGGACAATGTGCTGATTCCGCCCGTCACAAACGCGGTTGTGGCCAGTTGAGTGGTCGATATTCCAGCCGTTGCCGTTGGAGCCTGTGGCGTTCCTGTGAGCGTTGGGCTGGCAAGAGGTGCATAGGCTGACAGGCTGGAAATGGTTGCGTAGGTCGATGCTGCCGTGGTAGCAAGCAGACCGTCACTGATGCCATAACCACCGAGCGTGGTCGGCTTGCCAGCGAGATTGGCAAAGCTGAAATTGGCCGCTGGAAGATAGGTCGAAGCGGCTGTTGCCGTGGTCAGATAGACAGTCAAGCTGGACGTGAGCGCGTAAGGCGTGAGGCTTGAAGCCACCAGAAAGCCAGACGGATTGCCCGAAAGGGGGTAAGAATCCGTGATATTGTAACCGGCCAGGGTAGTCGGTTTGCCCGTGATATTCGCCCAGGGTAAATTCGACGTGACCGAGGCGTTGGCCGAGAGCAACCCGTTGGCCAACACGGTCAGATTGTTGCCGACGATCACGCCGCCCAATGTGGTCGTTGTGGCTGGAACAGACGACCCGCTGACGCCAGAAGGCCCTTGAACGCCGATTGTAATGACTTGAATATCAGCCACGAGTCACCTCCGGTGAGACTGTCAATGTGCCACTCAAAAGCCGTGTGACCGGGCCACCGCCAAACAGGACTTCGAGGTCGTAAACGCCATCGACCAGATTGGCCGTCACCGCTGGGTCAAGGCTGAGAAGCATGTCGCCATTGGTGGCATTACTGATCGACAAACAAGCCGATGGTGATACCAGCGATAGTGTCGTGTTGGCGTCACTGTAAGAGGTGCGGACCATCAACCGTGCCGTACATCCGTTGAGGTTGACTGGCAAGTTGGCAGATGTCCAATTGATGGTGCGGTTGTAGGATGCACCGGCTTCAATTTCAATCGCATATGTTCCGGCCATTTATTCCGCCTCCATTTCCACATCAGGTGTCTCAGTTTCCGCAGGTTCTTCCGGCTCCACGGCCTCAGCCGCCGGAACTTCCTCCAGCTCACCGAGTCCCAAAGTCGCACGCGCTTCGTTGATCGTAAAGATTCCTGCACCGACACCAGCCGTGGCGATGTCCATCAGTGCTTTTCTATCAACGGACAATTCCTCAATTTGCGAGGTGTCAAACCGCACACACAATTCTGGGTTAGGCTGCGATGTCACGCCGTCGCAGGCAATGGGAAGCGTTTGCACCAATCGAGTGAGTTCGCCAGCCACAAGATCGAGAAACGGAATCACCGCATCCCGCCATGACGCCTTGTTGGCCTCAACCAAGTTACTGTAAGTCTTGCCCGTGTCAGGCTGTTTGAGCGACATAGGTGCCCATCCTAACACGCCACAGATGCGAGCGGTGGCTAAATCGGCCATTTCCGAGACAGATAGATCTTTTGGCGAAAATCCCGGTGATTTAATATCCATTTCGCTAGTCCCAACGAATGGCCTGCCCACTGCTTTACCGCTCACAGCCCGTGCCAAGTCAGACTGGACTTGCGACAGTTGCAGGTCGGATAAGTTGCCGAGCGTTTTGAGCGACACAATCAGCGATGGCACGCCGGATCGACTCAGGACGGTGGTCTCATATTGACCGATGATTTTGACTAATGCCATTTCAGCAACGACAGAATCGAGCACCGAAACGCCACGCGATTGGGCATAACTGCTGCGGCCCTGACGGTAGGCCAGCATCAATTCGGCGGGAACACTGTAGTTGTAATCACGCCCCCAATCGCTGCCCATCACTGGATATTCGATCACCTCGTTAATGCTTTCGCCCATGATCGGACGCTGGATCCAAGGCGATGGGATCGGCATCAGCTCAGTGACGGCATTGCCAGCGGTGTTGGTGATCACCTGCACGTATGCGTTGCCATTGTCGCACAGGCTGGCGTACAGGTGTTCCAGCACGGTGGCATCCGATTCACCCGGTGACGGACGCTGCCAGAGGTATTGCAATGGGTGATCGACTGGGATAAACCCGCCATCCTCATCCCAATATCCTACTTGCATGATGGCTTTGGTGGAGTTACGTCGCATCGCCTGAATCGCGGCCTGAACCACGCTCACTTGTGTGTAAGGGCGTGCCAGCGTCATGTAGTCGTTGCTTAGCCCCGTCATCATGTCCACCGACCATGATGAGGCGGCAATATCAGCGGTGTTGGCACTGACGCCGGTCCTGAGGGACTTGGTGAACCGGTCTCGGATGCTGTCGAATAGTGTTGGCATAGTGGTCAAGACACCCATCGGAACGGTTGTACTGAGGAGAGATAGCTGAACGTGTCGGCAGCGGCATCGACCTGGTCATCATGTTTGCCGGTCGGAAATGAGCACAATTCGTCGATAAAATCACGGTTCCAGTCGCCACGCTCCAGTTCGATTGAACCAGATTCGAACGCAGCGGCCATCGGCATTGCCCGCACTTCCTTGGAGCCTGTTGGCCGTTTGCTGATCACCCCGTAACCGATCAGATTGCGGGTGTCGTGCTGGACCTGATCGACACCAGCGGAGCCGGGGTCTTGTGCCAAATGGACGATGGTTTCTCGCCCGTCGGTCTCGGCAATCTGACGCTGGATTGTGCGACGGGTAGCAGGTGACCATTGCCCCCGCGAAACGTGCTTGACCCTGTAGGTGTCGCCGGTTCTGCTCATCCACACACCAGCAGTGTAATCACCACCACCCACCGTTGCGGCTGTGTCCCACGCTCGGCATGAGTTGGAGTTGTCTGGTATCGGTGATGGATCGACGATGCGGAACCATTCCGGCCGGAAGAACCCGCCATCACGGGGCGTTGGTGTCTGTTGGTAGAGGGCGGAAAAGGCGTAGGAACCGACGGTCTTTTTGATCCGGTCGAAGTCCTCCACCGAATACCGTTCTGGCCACAGTGCCTCGCCGGGTTGACGACCGATCAGGTCGTCATCCTCAGCGATGGCCGGAAGAATGACCACTTCCCACTGTTCGCCACCGTCATTGGCCTGCTCTAGTAATTGACCAGCCAAGTCGAGGCTGTGCCAGCGGGTCATAATCAGGACGATGGCCGCACCTGGGTGCAGGCGTGTGTAAAGGTCATTTTGATACCAATCCATGACGCGAGCACGATAGGTGGGTGATTCGGCCTCGGCACGGCTCTTGACTGGATCGTCAATAATCACCAAGTCGGCACCATAGCCTGTGACACCAGAGCCGACACCGACCGCATACAGCCCGCCACCGTGTTCACTTGACCATTGATTCTGTTTGTTTTGGTCGTCGGAAAACTCGAAGCCGAATTCCTTGGCGATCCGTCGCGTTTGTCGGCTGAAGGTGCAGGCCAGCGAGTGGTTGTAGGCCCCGATGATTACCCGTAAACCTTGATTCAGCAACAACCTGTAAGCAGCGTAATGAATGGTTGCCAGCTCGCTCTTGCCGTGCCTGGGCGGCAAGAACAGCATCAACCGTTTGCATTCACCGGTCGTCACCCTGTCCAGAGCCCGGCGGCATTCCGCTAAGTGTTCTGGCGACCACTGGTGTGCTGGTGTTGCCGCTTGAAGGAAGCGGTTTAGGCCCCTTGGGATCAGTTGTTTTGCGTGGAGGTGTGTCGCACTCATTATCGAGACTTGCCCAGTCGATTGCGGGTTTATCGCTGATTTCGATGCTGCTGGCGACCTTGCCTTCAACGCGTTCGTAGATTGCTGACCAGAACCGGAAGTCGCCTTTTAAGGCGTTCTGAATCGCGACAGTGACAAAGCCTTCCACCAGCTCCGGTCGTTTGTCCAGACGCTTCAAAAGTACATCCGTAAAGCACTTCTTAGGCCGCCCGCCGGGGTTGCCAGATGTACCTTTTGGCCATCGCGCGTGTTCTGGTGGTGGTGGTGTAGGCATAGCGTGTTATTTGCCTGTTCTCAGGCTGATTCTCGAACGGCTACCATTCCTGTCAGATTCTCCCACCGTTTCACGATCACGTCACAATATTGGGGGCTGATTTCCATGCCGTAGCACTTGCGGTTGAGTTGTTGGGCGGCGATTAGTGTAGAGCCTGAACCACAAAATAAATCCAGAACGCTCGCGGCTAAGTGATTTCCGATTGCTTTCGCAGCTAATGCCACAGGTTTCTGGGTTGGATGGAATTCGTTAATCCCGTCTCGGTCTTGACTCCACAAAGTGGATTCTGTCGTTTTGCCACACCAGCGAAGCGTTGAATTCTTGGGCTTAAAGTATAAACATGGTTCGTGCCTCTGCTTGTATTGTGCATTCATTGCTGCATATGTCGCGTTTGTCTTGTGCCATATCAGCATGGCGTGTATGTCGCATTTTGCGTTATACACTGCATTAAAAACGTCTCTTGCTTTGATGTCAGCGAACCACATATAGCAAGGGCCATCAACTACCGATATTGCCAATGGAAGGAATTTGAAATAGATTTCTGTCGTATCATCAGCGGCTAATTTTTCACGACTACGCTTGATTTCCACATTCCCGCTGTGAAAATGCCCGCCGGTGTAATCCACACCGTATGGCGGGTCGGTGAACATCATCTCTGCTTTCGCTCCCGCCATCAAACGTGCCACATCATCCACTTCCGTCGAGTCGCCACAAAGCACCCGGTGTTCACCAAGAATCCACAGATCGCCAGCCTTGGTGATCGGGTCAACGGGTGGCTCTGGAATCTCATCTTCAACGATCTCTTTATCTGCCCCAAGCAACTCGCTCCCCAACCCCTCCACAAGTGCGTCAATCTCGACATCACTATACCCCGCCGCCGTGGTATCGAACTCCTCCGATTGCAACGCTCGCAAGGTCTCAGCCAGCGCCGTGGTATCCCACTCGGCCAGTTCTGCCGTCCGGTTGTCAGCGATGGCGTAAGCGGTCGCAGCCGATCCAGTGAGCGACGATTCGACCACCTTGATATCGCTCCACCCTAGTTTGACGGCGGCCATGTACCGACCGTTGCCGGATAGGATGATGCCCTTGGAGTCAATCACGATCGGGTGCTGCTGCCCAAACTTGCGAAGGCTGGCAACGATCGCGTCAATGTTCCGCTCCCCGTGCTTTCGCAGATTGGCA